TGATGTCGATCTCGACCAGCTTCGATCCCATCACCCGATAATAGTCGCCATTCCAGTTGATGCCGCCGCGATCAGTGCCTGGGCCTGTTCCGTTGGCAACGATGCCATCAGCAGGACGTAAAAACCCTTCGCTGATACCATTAGGCTTTGGCACGGCCACCATATTGACCGGGTAAGACGTGCGGAAGTCCGGACCGTTGTCCGTATAGATGCCGCTCAGGATCGGAATCTGAACCATATCACCACTTCACCTTGTCTGCCCAGAAGGCTGCGCTCATCTTGCCCTTGGCGATGTTAGCGCCGTGCCGCGCCTTAAAGGATGCGCGTTTAGCCTTCATCGCGTCGCTCTCACCAGCCTTTGGCTTGCCTGCGGTATTAGCGCCCTGCTGGCCGAAACGAATTGTCTTTATCTCATCGCCAACCTTAGCGACAACGATATGAGATTTCTTCGGGTGTCCAGGCGTTCGCTTAGGCTGGTTGTAGCCGGTCACGCCAGCACGAGTGAGGCGCGAGTCTTTTGGCACCTACCCGACTTTCCAGTTGGTTCCATCGCTGTAGATCGGAACGATATTAACGCCGCTTCCAGCAACCGTCGCGGCGAATGTCGCGGTCGAGCTGTCGGTGATGAATGCGCGAGTCCCAGCAATGCCAACAGGGGTCGGCAGTTGGGCAAAGGTTGTTGGTGTGGTCTGCACACTCGTACAAACCACAGCGCCGAAGTTTTCTTCGATAAACGCAATCAGCGTGGTGAGCGAAGCTCGGCGCGAGTCACCCTGATTGGGAACGTAAAGAACGATATTATCACCGAGAGAAAGCTGAGTGATTAACGGAAGCTGGTTGATCGTCGGCATTGACTTAACTCCATTCAATCGGGCCATCAGGCCCAGCAGCTAAAGGATAGTAAGGCCGATAGGCATATGGGTTGATCCAGCGCCAAGGCTTGTTGCCCTGCCCGATTGGCATCGTCTCTGGGAACTGCTTCTCTAGCGGGAAGGTGGCGCGCATTAACAGCGTGTTAAAGGCGTTCTTGGCGATAATCTTGGTGTCAGGCGAGACGGACTTGCCATAGCCAGGAGCAATGCGGATAGCAAGATTGGTGATCACCGCCTCCCAAGCACTGTCTGGAGTCTCAGCAGGCGTATCCAGATCACTATCCTGTGGACTGGAAGCGATGGGGAAGCCAAGGCGGATGCCCTGCGCGTTCCACTCCATCATCATGGCATCGAGACGCCGCAGAGCGGACTGCAACTGTTCAGGCTGCAAGTCGAAAACATAATCCGCAAGCCCGATCTCCTCAAAGGCTCCGGTGACGAACTGGCGCTTGGTGTATCCCACGATCAGCCCTCCAGAGCCTTTGCGATGCGTTCAGCCAACTTCTTATCAGAAGTGCGACCATCATACGATACCCCAAGTTCTTCAGCCTTGGATTCCAATTCGCTGCGAGTTGGATCCGACACTTCATCAATTGGCTTCTCAACCGCTTTGGTGTTGCCGATCACAGCATCCTCATAGGACGGAAACCAGCCCTTGGCGATCAGATCATCAAACGCTTCCTGATCGGCAGCGCCCTTATAGGCATAGGTGCCGCCGCGTGGCTTCTTGTGCGGTCCAGGCGTCCGGTAAAGAGTCGTTGGGAAGTTGGTCATTTCTTTTTGCCTTTAATGTCCTTGGAGTGGACCAGCTTTTTAGAAGCCTTGCTATGCTCCTTACCTGTGAATAGGCCAGCACCCATCTTATGGGTGGCACCCTTCCACTCCGTTCCGTCGGGCAGATAGTGTTTGACGCCCTTCACTTCTTTTTGCCCTTCATCGGCTTGGCGGTCTTTGCCGATGCAGTAAAGTCAGCCTTTGTCGGAGCGCCTTTGCTGCCGACCTTACGCATCCGCTCTACCTTCGCGCCAGAAGCCTTCTGAGATTTAATACGATTACGCTTAGCGTTGATGTTGGCGTAGAGACCCATCTTCATTTCTTTGCCCTCGCCTTGGGAGCCTTTGATGGCTTGCCAGACTTCATTGCAGCGTCACGAGCGACATTGAGGGCGATGGCAACGGCCTGCTTTTTTGGGCGACCATATCCCTCTTCCATCTTAATGTTCTTGCCGATGCTGGACCGGCTATAACCTTTTTTAAGCGGCATCCCAATCACTCCTGATTGCGGAAGTTGGGGAGGCCGAAGCCTCCCCGTCCCCAGTTTAAGTCTGATTGAAGATCAAGATTCCAGCCATTTCTGGGTTGGTCATCACGACACCGTAGAGCGTGTCCAGCGTGTAGAGGGTCTGGAACGTCAGCGGGTCGAAACGCTTCGTCATCACCAGTTCAATGCCCTGGTCAGTCGAGGCGCGCATGACATCAACACCAGAGCCGTCTGGAACAGCATATCGGCCTGGCAGGAGGTCAATCGAATCCTTGCGCCAGAACGGGATGATGCCCGAAGCGGCAATGTTCAGGAAGTTGATGGGTTGAGCCCCGCCAGCCGCGACCAGCTCCACGTTCTGATACTGAAGTTCAGCATCAGTCGGTGTAGTTGCAGCCGAGATGATCGGCGGGCTGATAACCATCACCGTACCGCTGGTGATGCTGATTACGCGGAACGTCTTGAGTTCACCAGTCGTGCGCTTAGTGATGTGGTGAACCGCTTCAATGCCATCAATCGTGAACGCATCGCCAGCAACAACGCCGGTCGTCGATGAGATGACAACGCTTTGATAACGGTTGTCCACGTTGAGGATGCCGCCAACGTTGTTGACAGTCGCCGCTGGCACATACTGGGCCTGAGCGCCAGTTGTGTTGATGGTAGGAGTCGCGGTGCTAGCAACGCAGCGGTTGGCATAGTCCAGCTTGTAGGTCTCGAACGATGCAACTGGGCCAACGTATGAACGCTCGTAAGCGTTCGACGACTTGGTGCCGGTGAACGAACGAGTCGCCAGCGCCAGGTTGTTAGCCATGCCGTTATAATCGCGGCTGGACAAAGCCAGATAGCGATCATTAGCCATGACGCCCTGTTCATTCATGATGCTGTCGCACTGGGCCACGTCATCATAAGTGCCCGCAGCCGTAGCAATTGGAACGACCAACGTGCCTTGAGCAGCAGCCAAATCCATAACGGACAGGTTGATGTCAGAGGCAAGCTTTTGCTTTGCAGAGTCGCCGAGGCGACCTTCCTGCAACGCATCGCGCAGTTCCAGAGCATTCATCTGAAACGCCGAACAAGGGCTGAAACCCAAGGTCGATGGAACAGAAAGCTGGGTCATGGTCGAAATGTTAGAAGCAATCGTGGTTCCAACAGTTCGGGTGAACGACTGAGCGATGTAGGGCTGCGGACGCCACATGGTGTCACGAGCGCGTTCCATCGTTACGCCGTTGGTGTTGTAGATATTGATGTTCTTAGACAAGATAAGAGCATCGTTAAAACCTTCGAGAATGCTCTCAAAAGCTACGATCTCTTCTTTGGAAAACGAGTTAGCCATCGTGGTTGCTCCAAATTAATTTGATTTTTTACTGCGCTTGTAAGCCATAACCTTTGAGAGGTCTCCGGTTTTCAAAGCTTCATCACGCAAACGATCTAAGATTGAATCTACACTGCCAGAGATGCGGCCGCCTCCTCCGGAGATGGTGCGTTCAGGCGATGTCGCTGCCTTGCGATTTGTAACTTTCAACTGAGTCTCCAGTTTTGCGACCGCAAAGGCAAATTTCACGGGATCGGTAATTGAGGCCAGTTCCTTTGCGCGAGTAGCGTTTTTGCCGAGCGCGTAAATAATCAATGCGGGATTGTCAGAACCTTGGATAACGATTCCCTGCTGCGTGACGCTGAAGGAATCCAAGGCAACAGCCTCGGCTTCTTCGTAATCATGCACCTTCAGCGAGGCTCTCGCCTTCGCATATGAAGCAAGTTTTCCCTGCCAAGCTTTGGATTCAGCATCTCGCTTAACCGTCGCTTCGGATTCGGACGCATCATGGATGCGTTTTTCCTCATACCAGGCGGACAACTTGATTTCATATTCGTTGGAATCGTAGTCGCAATCTTCAAGGCTGGGCTTCTTACTAAGCACGACCGGATTGGTCTCAGTCGCTGCGGTGTTGAGCTGTGCCTTTAGTTCGCGGATCTCCCGTTCTTTTTCCCGATTGGATTTACGCAACTCGCGCACCCACGCTGGCGCACGAACTTCTTCCTCTTGAGGTGGCGATTCCTCACCTATTGAAATAACAACATCATCTTCGCCGTCACCTTCATCATCAGCCTCAACGGAATCGTTCTCGTCGTTGGCTGCGTCATTGGCGTTGGTGTTGATCTCGATATCATCGAGCGCGTCGTTCTTCAGTTCTGCCGTTTTCATAATTACCCCGTCAAACTCATCCGAATTGTGTGGCGGATGGAACCACATTCACTCGGGGCTGCAATGCGGCCCCAATCTTTTCAGCTGTCTCAATTGCGGACTTTCGCTGATCAATGTCAATGGTCGAGAGCGTTTCCATAGTTTTGGCCTTGCTCTCTTCAGCACGTGCCAGGCTGTATTCCGCGTTGGCTTGCGCCTGGATGGACTTAGCCTGGGCCTCCTCGGCTGCTGCCATGAGGTAGACCGACTGCGGATCAGGCTGCTGGCCTTGAGCCATGGCCTGCATCATCGCCTGTTCTTCTTCTTCGGTTGGCTTAATCACGCCCATCTGCACGAGCTTTTTCCGGAAGAAGTCCTTGATGTCTCCAATGCCCTCGCCGTCCATGTTCATGATCGCCATCGACTGAAGGATCATCTGCGTCTCAGGATCGGACGTGACCTGCATCATGCCGGTGAGCGCGCGCACGGTTGCGTCCCTGCGGCTGGTAAAGGACGGCCCAACATCAACCGACACATCAAAGGTGGCTTTGGATAGATCGTTCTCATACGCCAACTCGCCAGTTTCCTGATCGATGATCGGCTTCATGAGTTCAACAGAAGATACCTGGTCCATCTGATCGATGGCCTTCATCTTGCGCTTTTCCTCGACGTAAACGTCCTTAGCCATTGATAGCCAGATTTCACCGCAGCGCCGCATGGATTTCGCCATGTTGGTCATGTAGATGAAGCTCTGCATGTCCAGGCGCGTCTGGATCAGCTCAACAGCCTTGCCGCTGATGTTGGACACCATCTTTTCGGCCTGCTGATTGTTGCCGAGGATCTCCGCCATATCCACCTCGGTCAGCTGGAGCAGCGCAGCCATCGCAGGCGGGATCGCGGCCGACTTGGTATAGGCAACAGGTCCGGCGGCTTGGGTCTCGCCATTGGGGCCAGTGATCGGGTTGATGAGCAGATAGGGATAATTGCGGATGTTATCCTCGGCCCACATGATTTGATGCCCGGCAACCTGCTCAGGCATGAGGATCGGCTTTTCGATAGAGCTTAAGGCGCTGATCTCACCCAGCTTGGAAAGCTGCATGTTCTTGAGGCGCTGCGGATCTTTGGCTAGGCGCACATGGCCCATGCACCGCTCGACATTATCGACGAACCATCGCTTGCCGTAATATGGAACGATCGGGATGTTCTTGCCCGCGATATAGCCAGAATCCTCCAGGATACCGCCACCGCTCATGATGTATTTATGGATCTTGCGCCGCTTCACGCGCTTCTGGCGCAGCTCGATGGTGCCGAGATTAAACAGCGTTTCCTCTAGCGTCTCATCTGAATCGAAGTCAGCCTGAGTGTAACGCTCTTCCTCGTTTTCAACCGTCTGGAAGATGCGGATTGTCTCGCGCACTTCCTCGACACGATAATATTCCGCCACGAACACAACGTTTGGAGTGTTCCAGTCAAATTGCGTCTGGTGAATGATATTGGACCAGGTGGTCGGATCGTCATTCCACTCGGCGATATAAGCCTCACGAGTGATCGAATAGAGGACAAAGCAATATTTTGCGTCTGACTTGTCCTGCTTCTTCGCGTCCAGATCAAAGAACACGGAGCTGTCGGCATCGTAGATCGGCTCTATACGGATGCGCTGCTTCTCGTTGTCATCGTCTTCGTCATCTTCGTAGGTGGTGCGGAGACGCCAAGCGCCATAGCCTCCGCCAACACCTTCCTCAAAGGCATTGTCAAACGCCTCATCGGCCACGCTGTCCTGCTCATCGGCGCGATAGAGTCCGTTGCAGGTCTCAGCCAGCTTGTCGTTTTCGGACCCATCCTTCGAGACGAAATCAACAGCAATGCGGTTGTTTCGATATTCGTTGATGATACGAATGACGCTCATGTGAATCTTGTTCACCTCAAAGCGCGGCTTGTTCTCAAACTGCTCGCCTATGGGGCCTTCCCATTGTGCGCCAGCGATTGAATAGAATCTGCGATCCTGGAGACACTGCAGGCGCTCGTCACGCATGACTGACTGGCACCGATCAAACTCGTTTAGCGCGGCTTCGTGCACGTTAGCAAGTCGCTGATCTCTAGTCGGCCTTGCCATTTACCACCTACTCATTGTCGCCAAAGGTGTGAACTCAACAGCCCTTTTAGGCGGTGCACGTCTGATCGCCTCGCATGCATAACGAAGAGCGTCAATCATGTGGTTATCACGATCTGCAAGAACTGGCAAGACGGCCCCGGTAAGGGTATCGGTCTTGTAGCTGTAACAGGTTAGCTCATCGATGGTGTGTTTACATCGAGGGTGAACAACGATGTCGTGGCTCTTGAGCCACTCAACGCCCTCCTCGACCGACTTCGGCCCTTTGACGGCCGACATGATCTTAGGAAAGCCATGCCGCTTCATGTGGCTGATCGTCTCCGGCCTGGCACTGTCGGCCACGATGGGCCACTTCTCGGACTCTGGCACAGTCAGAAACAGATCAGGCGTGTCCATGATTTCGCAGCCGACACGATAGGCTTCGTGGTCAACGTAGATCGTGCGGCCGATCACATGACAGCGAACCAGGACGGTTGGGTCGTTGGCGAAGCCCCAGTCAGCACCAAGGCGGTGCGTGGCATCAGCTGGTGTCTCGAACTCCTCGATGCTCCAATTGCGAAACACGCGGGCTTCTGAGTTGCCGACATAGCCGCCAAGCCAGACATGCTTGTACTTATCCGGATCGCGCCCTCGGTCATATTCCATCTCATCCTTGAGAACGGATGGAAACCAAGGATTATCCTTGTAATTGACCTCGCAGACGGTTGTTCTCGGTGGCGTGTTGTCACTGCGCAAGAGGGCATCAATCGGATCGGTATTGTTGCGCGGGTTCCAAGTGAACCAAAGCTCGCTGTTTGGCTTGCGGATTGTCGGGCGGAGCAGGTCGAGAGATCGCTGACTGAGTGATTGCGCCTCCTCCACCCAGGCGCAGTCGTAACCCTCCAGCGACTTGATGCTGTCGCTGGTGTGGTTCTGCATCCCCTGAAAGATGATCAACCCATCGCCGTGAACGGATTTGATCTGGGTCTCCTGCACCTCGAAATAGGATTGGACTCCCAGCTGCTCGATCTTGAGTTCAAGCAAACGCTTGACCGATTGAGAGAGCGACTTCTGGATCTCACGAACGCAAACGGTTCGCCGCCTCTGATCCATGACGTGAGCCTCAATCACCGCCTCGGCAAATGCATGAGACTTGCCAGAGCCACGCCCGCCATGCGCGCCCTTGTAGCGGGATGGATCAAGGAGCGGCTTAAACCAGCGCGGTGTTTTAATCGTCAGCGTCTGTGCCATCGATCACCTGGCGCTGAATGCGGTTGACCATGCTGCCGCTGATGTTGAGCTTCGCCGGTTCGTTGTATCCATGCATCGCGTTCAGCTCCTTAACCGCCGCAACCTTCACCGATCCGGAGCCTTCTCGATATGCAGCGACAAGAGCCTTAACCGACATTTCCCGCGACCAGAGCTGCTTTTCCTGGACGCTTTCACGCAGCTCAGTGATCCTTGTCCTCACCTTGTCATTCTTCATTAGCTTGGATGCGTGAGGATAGATCGTGTTATCCTTCATGTCGCCAGCGTCATAAGCCGCACGATATGACTCCGCCTGGCCCATCCCGTCAGCGATGCCCTGAGCGAACGCCTCTTGCTTTGCGGTTAGGTTAACGTGGGG